AATATTTGAAATACTATTTTTCATATTCTTAGAATTTTCTTGAATCATTTTCATTCTGACTTCAAGAGGACTATTAAGCAAGTTTTCTCCATTTGGTCCAAGCAGGCTTTCTAGTTGAGCAATAACCTTAATTCCAATAGACATATCTCCTGCTTGTCTTGCTGCATTCATTGCTAAACTCTTTGCTTGTCCCATATCCATAGCGCCAGACATAATCGCTGAAGATAGTTGTCCGCTCAAATCTTTTACTGCTACATTACCCTTACCTGCAGCATTTTGTTCTGCAATTCTCTTTGTTAACGCTTTACCTTCTGCAGTTTGAGTAAATGCTTCTCCATAAGTTGTTTTGCCAGTTGCTGGTCCAAGCATTGAGAATGAATTCTTTCGTCTTAAATCCATTTGTTCTGACGCTGTTACTTTACCACTAAACTTTGCCAGAGACTGTATTGCAGAAGCAGATCCTCTAAACTTGTCACTCTCTTCTAAAATCTTTTTCTGTGCGCCATCGAATGCCATTCTTAAAGCAACAAATGATCCAACTGTTGCTGCAAGTCCAACGGCAACCGCTGCTGCTGGACTCTTTAGCATTGGCAAAACCATAGACAATCCCATTAATGGCATCATTAATTTTTGCGATATATCTCCAACTGTTCCTGGGGCCATAGAGCCAATCATTGCAGCACCTGAAGCAATGCCTACTGCTCCACCAAGCCCCATTCTTGGGCTCTTTCCTGCATCTATTCTTGCTTGTCTCTTGTCTGCCCTATTTTGGAAAAATGTCTGCATTCTTCCTCTAGGAGTTCTCTTTCTTGCTTCTTCTGCTGCTCTTGCATCAATAATTGATTGTTCGTAAGCAACCTTTGCTGCTAACTTACTTCTTTTTTCTGCTAAGGCTGCTTGTTTTCTTCTTCCTCGCATAACTGGATCTACTGGTCCAGTTGTTCCATATAATGATGTTTTAGATGCATTAATCTTTGACTGTGTTCTTGCTTCTTCTCTTTGACGTTTTTCTATTTGACGACGCAAAGATTTTGCGTCAGCATCTATTGGGCCAGTTCCATAAAGCATTGTTCTAGAGGCTGCTGCTGCTGACTGAGATAGTGTTGTTCCAATAGTACTTCCAACTGTTTTTGCCTCAGCAATAGATCCTCTTGCTCCATCAACTATTGCTGTTGCTACAGAACTTGCTGCTTCAGGAGCATTTGCATGTCCAGGAAGGACTGTTCTTGATAATCTCTTTGGACGCTGAACAACTTCTTTTCCTGCTGGAAGAGTTGTCATTCTTGTATCTTTTGCACTCTTAGATGATGATGTAACTCCAGCAGGCTTTGGCTCTGTCTTTGGCTTGCTCAACTTCTTAGTTTTCTTATCTTGAAGTACTTCATCTTTTGTAATAAGAATAGATGAATGAAGTTTATGTATCTTCTTCCAGTCAACTCTTCTGCCTGCTTCAAGTCTATCTATCATTGCTTGATAAATTGGCTTTTCTTCTGGAGTTAAATCAAATCCTGCAATAGTCTTTTTTAATTTTGGAAGGACTCTATCAATTTCAGCCTTCATTGCTCTATCATATTCTTCTGCTGTCATGCTTTGTGCAATTTTTGCAGTTTCTTCAGCAAAGAACTTTTTACGACCCTTTACTGGTGTATCAATTCCAAGATTTATTCTTGCTTGTTCTTCCATTGAAGGAAGATCAGAAACAAAATCTCTCTTTCCAGAGGCTGTTCCAAACACTCCTGCTGGCCCAACATCTGCAAGAACATTGCCAGAAAGGTTTCCCTTTCCAAGATCTTTATCTGCACGAAGATTTGCTGCAACTAGTTGTCTAAAATATTCTTCTTTGCTAAATGTATTAGACATGTTAGCACTATCAAACTTTGGATTAAATGGAGACTCTAAAACAATGATCTTTCTTTTTCCTGCTGGATCTGTTGGATCAATCATTGTTCTTATCTTTTGATCTGGTGAATCAAGACCATGAACATCTCTAGCAATTTGAGTTGCTCTCATTTCAGCAAGGGCTGCTCTTTCATCCATCATTGGCTTTACAAATACTTTAGTACCATCTGGCTTTTGATATAGGCCACCCAAACCTCGTACTGGGAAACTATATCCAGTAGTTGGAGATATCTGCTTTCCAAAATCTGTAGGATCTAACTTGCCTGATTGTGTTCTTGCAGCCTCTTTTGCAATTTCTTTTAATTGCTTAATTTGCTTTGCTTGACTTGGGTCTGCTGCTCGTTTTGCAGCCTCATTACTTCTTCTTTGGCTTGCTTCATCTTGGCTAATATTTACTCTATGGCCAGAACCAAGTCTGTTCATATTTACAACTGTTCCGTCATTTAGTGTTACGCTAGAAGAACCTGTCTTTACAACACCCTTTTTATTTGTTCTTTCAACTATGCTAAAGTCTTTGATAAATCCCTTGTCAACGGCATCCTGCAATATTCTTCTGCTTTCTTCAGGAGTTGTTCCTAATCCCTTTCCAAGCAAAAATTTTGTAGATGTTTGATATAGTTTTTGTGCTTCTTGGTATACGGCACTTTTAGCAATGTCTGGTCTTTCTTTAGGAAGTCTCTCTGTAAATATTTCACGAACATAATTATCGTTAATACCCTTAATTTTTCCATCTGCTAAATCTTTCTTAATAATGTCAACAATTGCACGATCCATTGGACCAGCCATTGTTGTATCAAGTTTAGATGGGCTCCATTTGCCAGGACCCAATTTTTCCCACGCATCTATAAATCTCTTAGGAGTAACACCGTCCTTTGATGTCATAGACTTGTTTAAATCTTCTGGGAAAGTAAATACCAACTTATGAAGTGTGGTTGTTGTTGGAGCCAATCCTTGTGATTTTAGAATTGCTTCAATTGCTCTTAACTTACCCTTTTGATCATCAGACATATATGGATTATTTTTTATAATGTCTGCAATTAGTTTTTCATCACTCTTTCCACCTACGTGTGTTAAGTTTGTTTTACCTGACTCTGTTACTTCGGTAGTTCCCTTATTAAATCCTTGGACTGTTCCACCTGCAACCATATGTGCAATAACTGGTCTATTTGATGGGTCTTGTGCTGCCTGTGCAGGAATGACTGCTTCTCCAGGAGTTAGCATTGATGGAACTGTATCTTTATTTCCGACTCCTGGAACTTGTGTTGTTCCTGTTGAATACTTTTTGAGCCCCTTTGTTTTTGGAGCGCCCTTTGTTGGTCCAGTAAATCCTAATTGTGCTGCGATTGCTCTCTTATATGCTCGTGCTAATCTATCAACCGCAGTAGCCTCAGATGTAAATGTTTGCTGAAGTTGAGCATGGACCTGATCAAGTGATGCTGCAACTGCAGATGCTTCTAATTGTTCTTTTGTTAAATAGGATGTTTGCTCTCCCAAAATCTTGCTTGTATCGCCAGTTTTGTTATACATTGCTTTCATACTTGCAAACAATTTAATAATATTTGCAGCAGCGTTAGCAATCAAACCAAAAGTCATAAGTAGTACTGGTCCAACTCCAGCAACTGCAACTGTGAGAATGGTTAAAAACTTTTTACTTCCTTCACCAAGGTTATTAAACTTATCTAATATTTTTCCTACAAACTCAACAATAGGAGTTAATGCTTTTAGGAACTGTTCTCCAACTGGAGCAATTGCTACCTTTAAATCCTCCATTGACTTTTTAAATTTATAAGTTGTTGTATTTTGTACCTTGTCTAATTCTCGTTGAGATAGGATCGCAAGTTCTTCTGTTGTTGCTTGTGTAAGAGCAAGAACTCTTTGTGCTTGTGTACCCTGTGCAGTTACGTTTTGAAATAATGTAGAAAGTCTTGAAAACTGGAATTTTCCAAATAGTTGTTCAATTGCACGAGCACGATTTAATGGATCGAGTGTATCAAGTGCTTGAGCAAATCCAACTACAGTTGCTTTAATGTCTCCCTTATTTGCTTCAACAATACCCTTGATATTAATACCCATACCAGCAAGCATTTCACTGGCTTTTTTAGTTGGATTAATTAATGAAGCAAGGCCAGACTTAAGTGCATTGGCACCTTCAGATGCATTGATTCCACCTTCCTTCATTGCTGTTAGGAAGAATGCAAGGTCTTCTACATTACCACCAAGTTGTTTAACAACTGGTCCCGCTTTTGGAATTGCTGTAGTTAAATCTTCAATAGATACAACAGTTTGGTTTTCAACTGCGTTAAGAAAGTCAATTTTATTTGCAAGTTGATCAGATGCAACTCCAAATGCATTTGTTACTGAGATAGTTGTTTCTAAAGCCTTAGTTTGTTCTACTCCGCCAAGTACTGCAAGTCTTGTTGCTTCTGCAACCTGTGCGGTTAATTCTGCACCTTGCTTGCCCATTGCTGCTGCATCTGCAGCCATCTTCATTGTATCTTCAACAGCAACGCCATACTTTGTATATTCTTGTGCAAGTTTTTGAATTTGTTTAACCATTGCATCAGTTTCTGCCTGGCTTGTAAACATTTCTCCATATACACGCTTAAATCTAATTGCCTGCTCTTCAAGTTGCATAAATGTCTTAGAGGCAGTAGATCCAAGCATTGCAAGAGGAACAGTGAAACCAACCATCAACTGACGGCCTGCCCACTGAGTATTCTTACCAAAATTTAAAAGGTTTGTAGATCCCTGCTTTAATAACTGATTAAGTAGTTGTTGTCTTTGTGCAGCAATGGCAGTTTGTGTGCCAAGATTTTTCATGTCTAGCGTAAGAGGTCTTACAGCAATTGCTTCTAGTGCACCATTAGCACCACGACCCAACTTAATATACTGAGTCTGAATATCCTTTACACGCTCTCGTGCAACCTTATTAATTGTCTCAAATTCAGACTTGAAAAGTTTGCCAAATGTCTTTGTTGCAGCACCAGTATATCTAAAGTATTCTCTGGATGTTAATTTATTTCTTTCCAGGGCATCTGTAAAGTGCTCTGTACTTGTTGTTACTGTTTTCAGCGATGCTTGGAATTGTCCCGTAGCATTGATGCTGTTCATCAAGTTTTTTGCTTGATTTGCTGCTACTGCTGCTGCTGCAGTACCAGACTTTGCCATCTGGGTGTGGAAGGCTGATATTTGAGTCTGTAGAAGTTTTAGACTTGCTAAAGCATCTGACGTATCAATATTTACATGAATATTGGATTCAATATCAGCCATCCATCAACACCTCTTATTTAATTATTTACAAGATTACCGATTAGTGATGCATCAGAAAGTTTAATTCCTGAAGCCTCTTCGACGATCTTATATACAGTTGGAAGATCTAGATTTTCTTCTAGGGCTTCCTTGTCTTCCGCCAATTCTGGCTTGTATTGCTGCATTGCAATCTGTACGCAATCCATGAGCAAATCCATTGACTTCTCATTGTCTTCTGCAACCTTTGCAATGTCCTCAAACTTCTTCATAAATGGACGAAGTAGAGATATCTTTAATGGTCTAACTTTGATCTTTGTGCCATCAATTAGTGTTACTGTCTTGTCTTCACTGGCAGTTGCCATTTATTCCTCCTTATAAGGTTTAGTTAATTATACCATAGCGTGGGCTTATTTTTTATCATTAATAAACTTCGTAATCAAGCCCCATGCCTATTCCAAAACCAGCCTTTTCAGCATTGCTGCCTTGTAAAGCCAGAATATCTCTTCCATCTGTTGTTGCACCTTTACTAAACACTCTAGCCTTCATGTCTTCCCATTCATTACCTGTTCCAGAGTTTTTGTCTAAATCTACGCCTTGCATAGCAGCGGAAAACTTTTTATCATTATAATCTAATTCTCTTTTTATTTGTAGGGTTGCTGTTAACTCTTGCATAGACATTGATGACTCTAATTGATCATAGTCTTTCCATATTCCGAGCAGAAAAACCTCTGATTCTAGTTTTGCCAAATCTAAAGTTTCCCATGTTGAACCACTATCTACGGCTTGGCTTTTAACTGTTTCTTCAGATTTTTGATTAATCTTAATCCCTGCTGCTATATCAATAACCTCATATATTGTGGGTAAGTCTAGGCTATCTTCTAAATCTTCTATTGTTTTAATTGATGGACAATACTGTTGCATTGCAATAAGTGCACAATGAGCCAGTACAGATATAGATTCATCATCTGTTTTTGCCTCTTTAATTGTTTCAAAAACCTCTAAAAATTCTCTAAGATATTTTATTTTTAAGGGTGCAGCAGTTATTACTCTGTCATCTATTAATGATATTTTTTTGGTATTATAAACTTTTGTTGCCATTATATAAGTATACCAAACAGAAAGACCCAACCCCCGAAGGGATTGGGCCAACTGTATTATTAAGTTGTATTATGCTAGTGAACGATCTACGATCTTACCATATGAAGCATTGTCATTTGGAAGAAGGCGGAATGAAACGTCAAACATTGTTGCTTCATCACGCTTTGCAGATACTGTAACATTCTCAATTGAGAGTGCACGATATGCAACATAGATTCTTTCCTTTGGATCTAGAGAAGAACCAGAACCTGGTCCTACTGCAACGATACCACGCTCTAGTGGAACGTCTCCGATATCTCCAGCAGACATCTTAAGTGCGTTAACACCATCAACTTCTCCTGGCAAATCGTTTGTGCTTCCTGCAATTGCTACTAGAAGGTTTTCTAGTGTTGCTTCTGCGAAAGATGTATTTAGATTAACTGTCATACCTTGCTTGAAAAGACGAGCAACGTCGAGAAGTTGATCTACTGCTACATCACCAAAGTCTGGCTGAAATGCGATTTCCAAACCATTTGATGTGTATCCTATATTCTTATACTCTGAATTGTTTGACAAAGTATCCTTATAGGAAGTTGTGGATGCTACCATTGTTGGAAGATCTGATGCTGCTTGAAGATCAGTAATCTTGCCAGTTTCTGAATCGTATCCGATTGGGCCTGCATTATGTGTAAAAAGTGCTGCTGCACCCACGATAATGTTACTACTTGAACCACGGCTGTATGCCATATATTTCACCTCTTTCTTTTAATAAAAGGGCTTGTTTCCTCACCTTAATTATACAGTCCATTTATTATGGGTTTACTGGATGCCAGTCATAGTCTATGATGATTTTATTTCCCGCATAAGTTCGGGCTGTGCCAAAATCGACAATATCTCTGGTTTCTTCTAATTGATAAATCTTAAAACTATGAAAAAATAGTGGTTTAGACTCGTCAGACCACAGGTCCTCGTTTGCCTTTGCCCACTCGTTTATCTCCTGTGCTGACTCATCAGCCCTATCAAGAAGGTCGCTTATCTGTTGCTGGGTTATTACCATCTTTGTAGTTGCATTTTCACCTACAGCATAAAAATAATATAGGAGTTGTTCGCATTTAATATGTGGAAATGCCATTCTTCTCATTCTAAACATTCTGTCATATACGGCAAAAACCTCATTACTTTGTGGAAATGTCGTAGTTAAGTTTTCAATATCTGTTGGAAGTGTTGGGAAAAAATAGGTTGTTCCTATTGTTCCAGGTGTTACCGAAACGATGTTTCCATTTTCATCTCTTAAAACTAAGTCCTGTGTATCTAATTCAAAACTAGGATTTATTTTTGATGCAAGATATTTATTTATAATTGTTGGTGGATGATGAATAAGAGCCATTATGCAATCACCCCTGCATTAGCAATCCAGCGATATCCAGTTGAGACACCTTTTGCCTTACCCATCTTTTTACCTGCTGGCAAATTCTTTTTATAAACCTTTGGATCTTCAAGATACTTTGCAATACCACTTGTTCTTAAAAATGCTTGAGAAAAGTATGTATTAAAAAACATATCAAACACTCTTTCAAATCCTCCTTCAACTTCTGTTCCTCCAGGGTTAAGCACTTCTACTGGGCCTCGTGTAAAAACCTGTTCTCCATTATCATCAAATGCCAAAACCTGTGCAAATTTTGGTCTAATTGTAACTGGAATTCCTTGTTCCATAATTCTTGCTTTATCATAAAACGGAACTCTTGATCCATTTTTAATTGATGTTGACTGACTAAAAGATGATTTAAATGATAAACCTAGGTTACTTGTTGTATAAGAAATATCATATAGTCGTGCCTGTGGACTTCCAGTCATATTCCATTCATATATGTGGTGCAACATCTGTGGATTAATTCTTGCATTCGAATCTATAAATTCTTTCATTAGATCAACAGTTTGCATTCCTACATTTTTTAAAAATTCAGTTTTACCTTTTTGAACTCCTTCTAAAAATCCTATTGAATAATTAATTATATTAGTCATATCATTTTTAAATTGATTAGAGTTAAACTTTGTTATCATAAGTCACCAGCCTGATTTTCAGATCTTCTTATAACTGCACGATAAAACTCAACTGTACCAAAAGGACCAACAAATGGTTCATAGGTTGCAATTTCAAACAATGTACCTTTGCCTGCTCTTGGACCAGATGTTTCCATATAAACCAGATTTCCATCTTTATCTTTAATATCTGTTACAAGTATATTTGTTAAAGAGTTTTTGCTATCAAGAGATGATATTCTTATATCTGTTTTAATTCTACCTATAAGAACAGTGTTTTGTGTTATATTTACATTTGGCTGAACTTCTTCTTTAAATGCTGTTCCCCCAGAAGAAAATACGCATGCAAATGTTTTATCCAATACCCATCTTTTTTTAATTGCTCCGTAGTCTCCTTGATCAACTATTGGATAATAGACGGATCCTTGCATTGGAAACATGAAGTCTGTTGCTTCGCATATCATTAAATTATCCCTGGCTTAAGGATTGTATTTGCATACTTATCCAAAATCTTGTCAACAAGAAGATTGCCAGTCCCTTCAAACATGGCCTTATCAAACTGAATTCTAAACTGATCTGTGTTATATCCTGTTATAAATCTCTTATAGTAATCTAACTTACCGCATTTAATATCTTCCATTAGTGTCTGCGTTGCATACTCAACATCTGTAGGAATAGTCTTATATCCTGTATCTAAAATAAATGTATAGTCATACCCTGCTGGAAAACCAATTGCATCAAAACCATAATATCCAAGGTCTCCTCTGGCTGATAAAAGATTAGGTGGTGTTTGTTCTGCTCTGTTATATCTATCTAGTATTACTTTTTGAACTGCAGAGTTATCTAATGTAATTACAAAGTCATATATATTTTCTGATGGATTATCTACATCATAAACTAATACGTTATTTTCCCACACCTTTAAAACTTTATTTGTGTCATACCATAATGGAAAATAATCTGTACCCTGTCCTACTGTTTGAACAATTTGTTTATGGTTGTAAAATCCATTTGGAATAATTGTATCAATAATAGATCTTGAAACTAACTCAAGCATTCTATATTCTGCGACATCTGATGCAGTTGTTGCTAATTTATTGGCATTAACATATGGCCTAATGATATCTAAGTTTTCTTCATAAAGTGTGTGTTCGTGCTCTGAGTCATAAAACTTAATATAAAATTTTCTATCGTATTGAACTTTAGATAGTGGAAGCACATATTCTACAATGCCGTTAGCATCTGATGTAACTTCCGTTTCTTCTACTGAGTGGTCCACCAAATCCTCAACATACTGGATATACGTATAGTTAGGTATAGGTAATGTCCAAGTAGTTGTGATAGGATAGGGTGGAACTCTCATGACCTCCATTGATTGTTACCCAATAGCCTTTTTTACTTCTTCTGGTGTTGCTAGACGAACATGTGGTCGTGTTAACCACTTCTCTGATGCATCTTTTGTAACAATATTGTAGCCCTTATAAATCTTGCCAACGCCTTCCCAGGTTACATTCTTTGATGAGTGAATTGCTACTTTTTCTTCAGAATCCTGTGGCTTTACTCTTTCATATGAGCGTGGCTCTGGCTTTGTTACTGATGTAGTTCCCATGACTCCATTAGCCACTGCGCCAAGGTGCTGTACCTGTTCTGGCTTTGACTCTTCTGCTGGAGCGTTTACTACTTCCTGTACTGGGGCTGGTGCCTCAGTTGGTGCTTCTTCAATTACAGGTGCTGCAGGTGTTTCCTCTACTGCTGGTGCTTCGACAACTGGTGCCTCTACAACTGGAGTTTCTACAACTGCTTCTTCTGCAACTGGATTATTGTTTGTGTTTTCCATTGTTGCCTCCTAAATAGTATTATATCATTATAAGTGATAAGGGGAGCAGGAGCGTTAACTCCTACTCCCCCTAAAGTGTACTGTTTACAGATTATGCGTCTGCTGCAGCGTCAGCGAATGCAATTGCATCCTGCTCTTCCCACTGAATACCGAAGCGTACGAAGACTGTATATTCTACAGTATCCTTCTTTGGCTTGTATTCACGGTTTACAGTGATGTCACGCTGGAATCCCCATACACGGTTCTGAGGGAATGTCAAATCGACATAACCTGCAGGGTAGTATGGAACTTCCTGCACATCGACACCGAGAACACGAGTTGTACGTGCTCCACCGAATGTCTGTGCTGCGCCATCAAGATATGCCTGACGGTTTGCAGGTGTACCTGCTGGAGTACCAGCAAATGCTTCTGCGATTGCATCAGCCAAAGTACCATTGTTCTTAATGATGCCCTGGAATGCGTCTGTACCAGCATAGAACTTCAAGTTAGACTTGATAGCACGATACTTACGTGGCATTGCTAGGATGATCTTCTGCATTGCATCAGTTGTCCAGTTATCATTTGTAACTGTAACTACTGCTTCGTGTGCGTCTCCATCTTCCTTGACATGGTTTACGAAACCGTTCATGATTCCGAGGAATGATCCATCTGCTGAATCTCCTGTACCATTAATTGCAAGATCTTCGATATCGTTACCGAATGCATTTGTCATAAGACGAACGATGTGATCTTCGAGTGCTGCACCTTCGATGTTATCTTCTAGTGCTTCTGCAGATACTTCCCAGTCAAGACGGATCTTCTTAGTTGTAAGTTCCACCTTTGAGAATGTCGCACCTGCGTTTGTGTAGTCGCCAACTGCTTGCGCTGCTGCACGGATTACACGCTCTCCGACGTTTACCTTTTCGAGTTCCATTGTATTGGCTCTCATAGTAACACGACGGCCATCTTGGGCGAGAATGGTTGCATCCCACACGTAGTCAATAAAACGACGTGCCTGCTCTGGGCGTAGGATACCTGATCCAGCCTCACCTGAAGGGTTTACTGCGTTTGGACCTGTTGTAACACCTGAAAGTGCTGTTGGGATATTACCCAATACACCACCGTCTGTGTAGTTACCTGGTACGTTAACTCCTGCTTCTGAACCTGAAGCAAATGCTCCCTGACCCTGGTAGAGTCCTGGTGCTGTTCCGCCAAGGTTACCTGAAGTACCTGGCTGGTTCTTTTCTATATTTTGTTCCGACATATTGTCACCTCCTGTGATTTTCTAACTGAATAGATCGGCTGTTTTGAGGAAACTACCGCCCCATAGGGATTTTTCAACCATTTCAGGTTGATTCTGTACTATCTCGCCGAGATCGCCAGACTTTCGGAAAGCAGTGTCTTGCTCTACAAGTTCCACTCGCTTACCAAACTCATTAAATGCATTTGTTGCTGATGCAATATCTTTTGCAACTGCTTCAAATGAACTCTTTGCCACGTCAATATCAACCTTGGTAGACTTTAATAGTTCTACTTCTGCTTGTAGTGACTTGACTACTTCTACTAGATCGCTAAAGGCTTTATTAAGACCGTCATTGATTTCAGCAACTGCTTCAACAATTGCTTCATCTGACTTAGATGCTTTTGGCTTCTTCTCTTCCATTGCTTCAGCATCTGCAGGCTCTGCTGCATCTTCTGCTGCATTCTCTTCATCAGGATGCTTTGCAGCCTTCTCTGTTGAATCCTTTGCATCTTCCGCAGCGTTTTCTGAATCAGATGGCTTATCAGCCTTTTCTGTTTCAACTTCTACTGCTGTCTCAATGGTATCTGCCTTAGCATCTGCCTCTGGAGCGACCTCTGTATTTTCAACTACAACATCTGATTTTGAAACAATCTCATCTGTTGTCTTTTTTGTTGCTTTTGCCATAAGGTTTTCCTCCTTGTTCATCTTAGAAGTATTAATGCCTTTAGCACTATCAACTAAGAATTTTATCATTTCTGTTTTTTCGTTATCCGTTTTTTCAACGAAACCTATGTTCTCCATTGGAACACCTGTTGTTGGACTTACTTCTGCTTCATTTTCTGAAACCATAACAAGTCCTGATTCTTTATCATAAAATACATTTTCTAAAACTGTATCGTCAGCCTTAATAACATTTACGCCATCAACTTTTTCAACTGATACAATATTTGCAAATTGATTTGCTGGGGAATCTACAAGACTCAACTCAACAAGATCATATTGCTTAATAATTCTAATTGCTTTATCTGACTTCTCATCATAACCATCGTCCCACTTGTTCATTCTACCGCCGATAGAAAAACCAGTTAGCGTTCCATCAAGAACTTTTTCCCAAGTATCTTGTGCACCCTTTGATACATATGCTGAAACAAAAACACCGTTATAAAACTTTTTTGTTTCTGGATCAAAATACTTATCTGCTTTAAATGAAACCATCTTGCCTACTGCAAGTGGCTGATGCATCTCTCTAATATTTCCACGGAATCTTGCAAATGCATCCATTGATGCTTCTGCTGTTACAATGTCATCTTGCTTATCAATATTATCCAAAGAAGCAAAACCTGAAACAATACGACGCTCCTTGTCCACCTTGGTAAGTGGCATAGAAAGACGAAGATTTTCCCCATCGGAATCCCAATGGGCTTTGGTTATATTGCTCACCATTATATTATAAACCCCTTTTTATAATTATATCACAATATGGACATATCGGACTCGTCGTCCATCTTTCGTCCTTCGCCCTTTGGATTTCTTCCAGAGACTGTTGATGGACTGTCAGAATTATTATTAACTCTTTCTCCATCTCTTTGACGATTTGCTGTAGCATCCGCTGCTTGCTGAGGTTTAAGTTCTAGTGGCGTATCTCCACCTGGACGCATAGGCATACCCAATTGCTCTCTTGCTTCGTTAGGAACAATAATTTGATTCTTAACATATCGCTCAAGAATTTGAGACTGAGTAATTTCATCTGTAAGTGTAAGTTCATTAAACTTAAACTCAAGAATATCTGTCTTTTCACGAATGATCTTATTGATGTGTTTTTCAAGTTGTCTTTGTGATGGTCTTGCAACCTGCTCTTTAAAGGTTCTATCCTGTGCAAGTGCTGCAGCAATAGCAGAAGAATCTCCTCCACCAAGTTTTGATAGTGGTACTTGATGTGCTACCAAAATATCATCACGGTTTTGTTTACGATATTCTTTAAAAGAGCCTTCTTGAATACCGTTTTCGATTGGTTCCATTTTAAACTCAACCTTGTTGGTATCTGAATCTGGAGGAAGAGGGATATAAAGTGTTCTATGATTTTGTCCCTTAAGCCCAGTTTGTAAAAATCTAAACATTTTATCTTCTGCTTCTGCTGATAACTTAGCACCCTTTAAAGTTACAACATAACGAGGCACAGCCTTATTACTAAAGAAATCAATATTGTATTGTGAAGCAAGTGCATCTCCATAGAGTGAATTAATTGCTGAAATAATATCTGGAACTCCATAGAATGTATTTAGTGGTGAGTATTGCTTAAAGTGAATAATCTCATTTGGTCTTGGATCTGTTCCAAGTGGGTTTGGATTTGTTGCACCAAAATTGCGGAAATAAACAACCTTGTTTCCAATTACTTGAACAAAGCCATCACGCAATCTGCGAACACGAACTGTTGTTGCTGGAATATGTCCAACATATCCTATGTCACCCTTTACTGTTCTACCAACTTCTAGATAAGCATTTCCTGTTGCCTGCAAATCTGTATAAACTTTTTCCATTGTTGAGGTAAATGAATCATCGCTATTTAAACTTTCAATCCAATCACGTACTTCAATCTTTGCTCTTTCAATTCTTTTTCTTGCTCTATCTGTTGCTGCAGCATCTGTTGATGCTTCAAGTTTTAACATTGTTCTTGCAGACACTTCAAAGTCATAACCAAGTCCAACAATGTTTTCTACCTTTGCATCAATAGCAGCGTGGTTTGCAAAAGATGTATCATAATAGTTTGCTAATTCATAAAGATTCCATGGTGGGGTAATAACATCAAACAACCCATAACCATTTCTATATATAAGTCCTGGATTAATTTCTTTTGATGCTGCACCATTGATACCAGTGCTAACTGCCATTGCGCTATCCATATATGCTGGAGTTGCATCAGCCTTAGACATTCTTTGTGCACGACGCTTAAAATTATTGTCTAGCCCACTAAGAGTTTTTAGATCATCCCAATCTTTATTGAATGGATCTTGCTTTGCAAAAGTATCATCTGCTTTTGGCAACTCATCAATTCTTGCGCCAATTCTGTATTCCATGTCTTCGCTCATTATTCATCACTTCCGTACTTATTAAATGTATCTTGAGCAGCCTTCCATGCACCAAGGTCGTTCATTGATGGAATAAGACCTTCTGCAAGTCTTTCCTTTTGCTCTGAATATTCTTCTTCTGAAATTCTGGTTAATCCTGGTACAAATATACACTGTCCATCTCCAGGATCACCGTAGTAAATTGCTGCATCACGCAATTTTGCAATCTGAGAAATATCGCCCTTCATTGATTCAATGTTAAGAACTGAACCTGTTCCATCTGTAAACCACTTTCCATTAGCCTTTTTATATACATAAAGGCCCCAGTCATAGTGCTTTTCAATGATCTTTGCACGGGATTCTCCAACTTGCCCCTTCATCTTAGGCAGTGGCTTACGCTTTTTGTTTGGATTTTGAATATTCATAACCATAAGTATACCATATTAAACTGGGTCTACTACTATTTGGTTCCAGGTCACATCCGAATATGCTGAATATTTGTATTTACCAAACCTTAAAACCTTAGTATCATCTACTATGATCTTATTTGTTCCCGTATAACTCTTATATACTTCGGCTGGGTTTACTCCATAATAACTGGTTTCTGATAAAACCAACACTTTATTCCAGTTAAATGTTCCAGTATTCCAGAATTTCCAGTCTAGTTCACTAGAATTTAAAACCTTTACTCTAAACCATGGTCGCTCTGATACATTCTGGACTTCTTGCAAGTTTGTAGACTGATAGAAAGATATGTTATTAAATAATATTGGGCCAGTCAATCTTATTGCCCCTTCAAAATATGAAAAATCTAAACTATCTGAGAAGTTAATTCCTAGGAACCCCCAGTCTTGTAAAGTTATTACTGGCTCCTTTACAATCTTTCCATTCCAATAAAAACCTATTCCATTTTGTACCAAACCAGTCTTTGTATCAATTGCATAGATTTTTGCTCTTCTTCCTTCAGGGTCGCAGGCTACCATGTAGAACTTTATATACGAGCCTTTACTTTCAATTTCAAAAATTTCAGTTGGAGCATATGGGAAATAATCTCCATCAAATCTTACAGCAAGTTGCATAGCAATTACTTTAAATCCATCAGAACGACTTGAGTTAATTGGAACTAGAAGTCCTCTATTAACTAATGGATCATAAACTCCTCTTAATTGTATACCGCTAGTTTTTGTTAAATAAAGGTATGGAGAAGATGCGTTATATATTGAAAATGGATTATTCTTTTTAAAGTCATAATAAATACCAGACTTTGTGTATGGATAAATTGGGGTTCCAAATCTTGTACCTATTGGACTTGCATCTGATTCATTTAATGCCTGTGAAGCATAAGACATTTTTTTAATATTAACATTATTGATTGCTGAATTTTTTACATTAATATCTATATGAGTAACAATTGACAAATCATTAAAATCAACTCCTGAAGGTGGATAGATAATCATGTTATCTACAACCTCATACTTTGTTGTCATCCAATCTGTTCCTGGAATCAATACCCCGTTTCTTGCAGGCCTTTCAACCTTAGTAAAATATTCAGAAGTAGCATTTGCCCCCAACTCTGTATATTGAAATGTTACATATGTTTTTGCTAATGAGCCGTCAGTATCATATCTATAATCCTTTGCTACTTTATTTTTTAAATCTTCATAATCGTTATATCCAGTAAATAAATAGTTGTCCAGAGATTCGTAGGTTCTTTGTACTGGAACACCATACTGATTTGCAAGTTCTGCATATGTCCAGTCTATTGGCTCTGTTTCTATTGCAATAGTTTTTGTTGGAATTGGATAATTAACATTAAACTGAATAAAATCAAGATCAAAATATTGATCACCTCTTTTATCAAAAACAGATTCTGCAAAATATGTAAGCGGAATATTATCTTCCCAATACGCATTTGATGCTACAGCAAGAGTATATTTTTCAAATAAGATATCTGGAACTAGAGTATAACTTGCTGTATGCTCAATCAAGAAATCTTCTTCTAAAAGAATTACGCCACCACCAGATATTGCTCCAGGTGATACATCAGTAAGTCCTCCGTGTGGTGCTTGAGAGGTTGTATCAATTCCTCCGTCAATATTTATAATTTGATTATTTTGATAAGCAAAGAATAAGTCTTCGTTAAGTTTAGGAACTCCAACTTCATTAAAAAGATTTTTTATTTTTTGAAAATTATACTTGGTTGTAAAGCCAACATTATATATTTTACCCGTAAAGGTTTGACTGCTTGTTCTATCTCCTCCAACATACATTCTTAAATCTGCTAAAGAGCCGAAGAAGTCTGATGTTGGATTACCAAAAATTTCTACAAACCTTGGAATATTCACGCCTACTTCAAAAAATTCATTAGCATTGAGAACTTCAGACTTATATAAAGTTTCTGACTGTCCATTAGCATGAATAATATATTCTAAAATATTATTCCTTACTTGTATTTTAAAGTAGTTAGATGTGTTTTCTTTTTCTATTTTAAACAATATTTGAGGATCAGTAACATTTGACTTTAACTGGAAACATCCATAGAATGCAGAAATAGGAGTCTTTAATGTATCAAATTTTTCAAAAAATAGATAGGCGTTAACAGAATCCCACGCTGTTGTTGGCCTAAAAGTAAAGTATTCTCTTTCATCATATAAAAAATTTTCTGTATTTGAGATAAGATTTGCTGCTCTATTATCTGTAAATAATTCTGTTTCTGTTTTTGAAGATAAAACTATTTCTGGTAATGGATGCGATATTACAGATATTGATTTATTTGCTGTTGAAAGGTTATCACTAAACCCTTGATTCCAAGATCCAGTTTTAGGATATGAATAGTTAGCAGTATAGTCTGCAAAAGAATAATCAATTGCAATAGATGTTCCACTATAAGATGTATTGATATTTTCTGGTATCTCTACACCCTGTCCAAAAACAAACCTTCTTTTTGCAACCTGTGTAGCAACTAAATATGGATAAATTCCAACGCAGTCTATATCTATTGGGGACACATCTTCATAAGCATAAAAGCCAATCCAGTCTTGATTTTTACCACTTGAGTTTAATTCGGATGGGAGAATTGCCGATGTTTGTGAATATGGTAAAGATATAACCTCTTCTCCATTAATTAATAATGATGCATTATCTTTTCCAACTTTCATATGAACAAGCATTGGCCTTGTCCATTCTCCAATATAGTTAGTTTTATATTCGTTACCGACTTTTAATCCTATTGATGGCCCGTCTACATATATTCCATCTGTTGATGCAATAGGGCCAATAATTCTTTTTCTTTCATTTGTATATGAATTTATTCTTAGCCATGTTTCAAGAGTATATTGTTTATACTGACCTACATGATTTAACATTCCTACGCCAGGAATTATTAATGACGGCAAATCTTTATTTTCAGACAATGTTGTATGGCCTGGAGTTCCATAGACTAAAGGAATTCCAGCATTTTTTGCCTTTATCATATTATCTGATACAAGATAGTATCCATTTAATTCTTGTAGGCCGTAGCATTTTGCAACAATACCTTTTTGTGGTGCAATAGATATTGTTGAAGGAATATCAATAACATTTGTTCCAAGAGATGTAGATGCAAACTCTTCTGACCATTGGCCAAGCGTTATTCCATTTACTCTAAAAGCATGCTCCACATCTGTGTCACCAACGAAGTTAATTTTAAAAACTATTCTAATTGCAGAATCATCTGGAGGTGTATCAAAGGTTTCTGATATAAACAACCAATTGCTGTTTACAACAGTATCAAAATTTTTAAGATGTCTTATATCTGTTCCACTGGTTTTATCTTTATACTGATACCCGATTGAAAATCCAGAAATATAAGAACTTTCTGAATAAAAATAACCACCGACAGAAAATGTTTTAAGATATTCATTTAGATCTTGGATATCAATAATTTCTGGGCTTATTGCAGTTATAGATGCAGTTTTTGTGGGTATTTGATTAGCAACAATTCGCCCAACATAACTATTTATAAAAGGTTCCCCTATAGATTCAGAATATGTAGATGCCGTTCCACCATATATTGTCCATGAGGATAAGTTCCTTTGTTGTTCTGAAATTAAAGAAACATAGTCTGCATTATCATCAAGCGCCCATAGGCCAGTTGGGTGTTCCGAAAACACCTTTTCTGCATATAGGTTTGATAGAGTAGACATTATAGGTCTATTTTACCACAGAGACTACTTATTTATTTTAATCTCACAATAGTCTGTTGTGCAATAAGATTCGCCTTGTGCTTCAAGATTATCTACTCCGTCATATATAGCACCAAAATCAATATGCTTTAATTTACCAATATATGACTCATATTCTTCTTCTGTGATCTGAGTATAAGGCTGCTGTGGATAAACAGTATTTCCCATTGGAAGAAACGAAACTGCTTTTAGTTGTCCTTCATACATATGAAGTGCTGGAACAACATGCTTTGACTCTGTTTCTTTATCAAAAGATAGAGTTACAGAAACACCATTATCAGACCAGTACTTTTGGGCAGTTGCAGCAAGTGCAATCTTTTCAAATAGCGTTACATCCTTTTCAGATCGTGGGTGACCTGACTTAATTGGAAAATAAACTACTGATGTATTTGCAGATACTACATCGTCTTCAATTGTATACCCTGCTGCTTTGAACAAATGCATCATTGGATCTGTATTTCCAAATCGAACTGCACGAAGGAAGAAGTTTCCTCCAGGACCCCAGTGAACTCCAGGAGTTGCGCCAGAAAGAATTGATACAGATCCTGATGGCTTAACCGTTGTTACACGAATTGATTCACGAACACAAAGCCATTCTGAGTATTGCTTGTCATACTTACGAATTGTATTATAACCTTCATCCATCCATTCACGGACAACTGGCAAACCCTTTTGATCAGCAAAAGAAGCAATACCTGTAAGTGATGTGCCAATACGACGGTTTCTTTGCATGATTCCATTTGTCTGTTGCCAATGTGTTGGAACCAATGTCACTGTCTTGCCATACAAATAAGCAAATTTCAATGTCTTAAGGAAGTCTTCCTTAGATTCATGTCTATTTAGGTGAACCTCTACAAGAGTACAAAGTTCGTATGATTCTAGTGGTTGCTCTGCACAAGGATTAAATCCCATTACACGATAATCTTTGCCATCTGGAGCATCTTTTAGTCTTCCATACTGACGAGCAACATCAAGCCAAATAAACCCTGGTTCTCCGTTTTCTGTAATCAAATCCACATAGTCTTCATATTTAGTTCCTACTTCTGCTGAAATAGAATTATTTGACATCCATGCCCATCCAGGGTTTTCTGGATCAAATGAGTTACGCTCTGGAAATACCTCTGAGTTTTTTAAATTCATAAATGCTTCATCTCCAGCAGTACCTAAAGCAAGGGTTGCTGAGCGACGAACATTTCCTGAAACTACACAAGTACCAATAAGGTTAACTAGGTCAACAATGGCACGAGAATCTAGTGTTTCACCCACTCTGGAGCCGATTACACGGTCAATCTGATCATGCAACTTGATAAGAGGTGCAGGACCTGAAGCAACGCCTCCAAAGCCCTTGATAGGCGCTCCGAGGGGTCTAATTAAATCATAGTTAAATTTTTGAATATTTTGATTAGGTCTCAGGTAAGAGTTTATTAAAAGTCTGACTGACTCTACCCAGCCTTCACGAGTGTCTGGAATTTCAAAGACCTGTTCTGGCTCTGTTGGAGCATAGATTGAAAAATTCTTGTCCTGTCCTACTGTATCAAACCCAACACCGATACCAAGCATTAGAGCATCCATTACCCAAGCAAATAATGCTCCTGGATCATTCTTGTCTAGGTCTTTAGTAGAAACCATTGCACAATTTTGAAGTGCTGCTGAGTTTCTCTTCTCCATAGTCATAGGAGTTCCAAATGCCCACATTCCTCGTCCTGGCGGAGTCCACTTTAATTCAAACATTCTTTGAAATGCTTCTTGTGCTGATTTCTGAGCCTTATAGTCATTCCATGGTAAGCGATTTTCCTTAGCATGATTTTTCTGTACTGAATACATACCCTCGATTACACGACGACAAACCTCATGCCAGCGTTCTTTAGTTCCATCTTCCTTCATACGAGAATATGTACGTATAAATGTAATTTCTCCTAGAGAGTTTTCTGCTGCATCCTTAAATCCAAATGGGCTTTCAACATTTTTGTATTTTTCTACAAAATCCTCTGGAAGTCTAAAACTAAAAAAATCTGACATGTGTTTCGTCCTTTCTAAAACGGAATAAGTATAAGTATAGCAGAGTTTTCAAAAAAGTAAAACTCTACCTAAAGTTGGAGTTGATAGTTTATAAAAAACCTATTTACCACTAAGTAAATGATTTAATTCTATATGATTAATATTAACATGACTTGGCAATTCTGCAACCCATCTAATACATTCTGCCATGTCTTCTGCTGTTAACGCAATATCTCTTTTTTCTATTTGTGTATCTATTGTACCTGGACAAATTTCTGTTATTTTAATTCCATACTGAGGAAACTCTAATCTCATAGTATCTACAAGTGCCATCATACCTCTTTTGGCATTTGTATAATTTCCACCAGACCTGTATGGGAACTTTCCCCCAAGAGAACTAATAAATATAATTGTTGGAGATTTTGATTTTTCCATTGATGGAACAAATAATTGGGAAAGATACATTGGGCCAGATACATTTATGTCGTAGGCTCTTCTAAAATTATCCATTGTTTCATTAATAATATGTGTAGGACCTGCGCCACCACCTGCATTATTAACTAAAAGGTCTAAAGTAATATCCTGATATTTTTCATGAAAGCGTTTAATCTCTTTTTCATTAGTTATATCCATCTGGTATGCCTCAACATTATCAGAAACTAACTCTATTATTTTTGATAAATTTCTGGATACTGCTATAACTTTATAGCCATTCTCAGATAATAATTTTACTGTTGCATAGCCTACACCCTTGCTGGCACCAGTAACTATTGCTGTTTTTTGCATTATAGTGTGTCCCACTTAAAATAATCTCTATAGTCTTCAAGTTTAATAACATTTGGATCTACCCACCAGTCTTCATGCATTTGTCTTACCACTAAAGAATAACCAAGCGAATCAAGAATTTCTCTCTGAGCATCTCTCATCGCTGTATTTCTCCAGTACATATTTGAATCATGCTCAAATGTTATAACTGAAAATCTATATTGGTTTAGTGGAACTGCTAGTAGTCCGTGCAGTGTTAGATATGGATTTCCAACTGGTCTGCCTAAATAATCATATCCAGCATCTATATCTACTTGTAGATAATCTATTTGTTTTGGAAAATTATTTTCTTCAAAATAAGAAATATAGTTAAAGTCTAAAGCATCACCCATGCATGGGTTAGTTCTATTCTCACTAAACTCTTTTCTCCACTCATCGTTTATTTCAAAAGATACGCCCTTCCAGCCATATTCTTTCTCTAATAAATATGTGTTACTTCCCTTGCTTGAATGGAAAGCACCAAGTTCTACATAATAACCATTTCTTTTTTCTTTTAAAACTTTAATTAAAAAATCTTCTTGCTGTGTAATTTGATGTGTTTCAGCCATTTATTATTCTCCCTAATATACTTCCAATATCATTAAACCCATTTTTACTATTTGGTTCAACCCTACTCCATATATCATCAGTTTGTCCTCTATATATTAAATGATATCCAAACATTGATAAAACATCTCTTTGTATATTTTTGCTATCTTCAAATCTATAATCAATTCCGCCATTATGTTCTATAACAATAATATTAAATTTATATCTACTTAGGGGTAAATTTAAAAATGCTAAAGTATTTGAGTGTGGTCCAGATTCTGAGTCTATATCTATTGACAAAAAATCAATAATTTTAGGAAAGTTATTTTCTTCAAAATATTTTTCCCAGTTAACTTTTAATGCATTTCCAGTTATACATTTATTTTTTCTATTATCATTAAATAAATCTGAATAATATTCTGAAATATCTATAGACAAGCCTTTCCAGTTATGCTCACTTTCTAAATAATATGTGTTACTACCTTCTTGAAAATGGTTTGATCCAATTTCTACATAATGGCCATTTTTTAAATCATTATTTAATTTGTATGCAACTATTGAATATAATGGCACTGGAAAATTATCACCAAAATCATCAACACTCCAGTTTGGACACTCATGCGAATTGCCATCGTAATCGTATCTTATAATTTTGTTTATTGAATTCATTGTTGATTAATGAATCCAGTGTTGAGGAACCATATACTTATATCCACTCTTTACTAGGTGAGCAGTATGATGATATGGTGGTGATGGAGGAAACACAATCATGCTTCCTGCTTTTGGCTTAATTGCAAAAGTATAATTGCCATTCTTTTCTGCCTCAGCAAAATCTGATTCTGGACTTGGTTGAGTCAATACGCCTTCTGGAGACGCAATAGTGAATGAAAGTTCTCCGCCTTCGTAGTCGTCATTTAAATACATAACAAAAGACACCTTAAGTCTTTCGTCTCCCTCTTGCTGATCAAAATGTGCACCCATAAAGGTTCCAGCCATATACTTCTTGATTGGGTACATTGGGAAAAGTTTTGGTTCTTCTGTAATTCCCTGAGCCTTTGCATAATCTCTTGCTACATCATCAAAAGCCTTTTGCAATGTTGAATAAATGTATGTATTTTTTTCATCACTAGGATCTGCTGGAGAGATACTCTTGTCTGTTCCATAAACATATTCCATGCCTGAGCAAGCCATCCATTCACCCCACGGATCCTTGTTGTCATTCTCAATTGCATCGACTAATCTCTTAGGGTCTTCAATTACATTTGTGTAATAATAAACCTTTTCTTCAAGTATTTCTCTTTCCATTTTTCCTCCTAGTATTTATTGTTCTCATAAAAATTTTTTACTTTTATGAATCCAACTATGACATATCTTATTGGTCCTTTACCTACATGTCTAACACCATGTTCAAATTCTTCATTGCCTGGAAAGACAAGTAAAGAACCTGGCTTTGGTCTTAAGTCTGAATTCTCTTTATTCTTAAAGAATAGAGTTCCATCCTCATAGTCATCGTTTATGTATAGTATAGCAGCATATTTAATAGATGGGTCTGTGTGTTGATCTGTATGGGCCTTTAACTCAACGCCTTCTTGCATTCTTTGCATTGTTCCAAAACCAGCAAGTTCTAGATTATCATCTGCCAACCTAAGTAGATCTCCAAGTCTTTTTTGAAGTCTACTACTAATCTCCAATTTACCAATATTTAAATTCTTATCATCCCAGCCTCTTGTTATTTCATATTTACCTTCTGCCACAAGATTATCTACATCATCTCTTCCAAACTTTTCCATACAGAATTCTGCTAGACTTCTCTTATATTCTATTGACCAATCTTCTTCTGGGGTTGTATCAACTATATTCATAATAAAATCTATCTCTTGTTTTGATAGAAAATCTTTAACAATAAGTATCTGTTCATGAGATATTTCAAATTCAAAACCAGCGTCTTCAAATTCTTTTTTAAGAAATGGAATTGTCATAATTCTTCAACCTTATACTTATTTCCTTTGTCATCAAGTTTCCACCCTTGCTTTAGTAACTCTTGCCATTCTGCTCTTTCTATTTCTTGATTTGCTCTTGTTTGCTTCATTTCTTCAGCCCAAGCATCTCTCAGTTCTTGTGGATATGCGTCTTCTTCTCTATCATCCCAGAAAGATCCTATCGTATATCTAACGCCCTTAGTAATTAGAGTTACTTCGTGCATATTATTAAATCCCCCGTCAAAAACAGCAAGCATGCCTACTTGAGGTTTAATCTCTATATCATTACTTGGAAATCTTAAAAGACCTCCTTCAAAATCATCATTTAAATATAAGAATCCAGCGTATCTACTTCTAGTAAATGCTCCAGACTTTCCTTTCTCATCAGTATTATCTGAGTGAATTCTTGCATATGCTCCTGGTTCCCATTTTTGTGTATGGTATCCAATTTTTGCAATTATTTTAGGATCAAGGTCATGAACAGAAGCAATAGCCTCTGGCATCTTGTTTTCAATATCTGAAAATATTGTTGGAGGTAGTCCAGCATCTAAAATTTCTTGATCATTATCTTGTGGTAGCACAGATGAGTATGACTCATAAAAAGAAATTGGCATCCAAGATAACTTTCCATTTTCTGCCTGAGCATCTAATGCCTTTATCATTTTTTCACATTCTTCTTTGCTGATAAAGTTTTCATAAACAACAATATCTTTAGTTAGTCTTTTTTTATTTTCTAGATTCATGATATCCTTCTTTCTTTTTCTGCACTAATCTTGTTTGGATTTTCATCCCTAAATTTTTGCATAATTTCTGGTTGCATAGATGCCCATTCTTCCTTACCAAACTCTTTCTCTTTTTCAAACCAGAGTTCGTCACCTTTTGAATATTTTGTCCAATACATTCTAGCCAAATATTTTGAACTATTCTTTGCAGGCATTACCCCATGTAAATATATAGATTTTTCACCCATTAAAAGTTCTGGATGCCCAGATGGGAATATTAAAACATCGCCCGCTTCTGGCTTATACATAAAGGCTTCTCCATTCGCAATAAAATCTATTTCCCCGCCAGTATAATCATCATTAAAATATGTTAATGCTGTTATTGCAAACTTATGTCCTGGACTTATAATAGGTTCTCTAATATAATCAGAGTGATATGTCATTGCAACTATATCTTCTATATCTGTTCTATATCTTGCTATGGAAGGGCCAGTAAACTCCCACTCTTTTACTAAGTTTCCATTTTGATCTTTTGTACCCTCAAGATATTTTGTATCATCAAAATCAACATTATTTTTATTAATATAATCTTTTGTTGCTATAAAAAAATTATTAAGTATTTCTAAAAGAATTTCCTTATGTTTAATTTCTTTTTCTGTTTTTGCTTCCATCTTTTCAAGATCTTGTATTGTTAAAACATAATCATGACCCTTAAATGTTGGAGAAAGATACTCGCCAAAATGTGACCATCTTGTCCATGGGCTAAAAAATCCATCATCTTCTCCATTAGAATCTTTTAAAATATTGTATGTTTCATCAATATTCTTATATAAATTCTTATATACAAAAACCTTTGGATATATTTCAGTCACTTTTAAATTATTTGAGGTCATTGCTATCACGGCTTTCTATCTCCCGTATGTTCAGTAATCTCCCAAAAGAATGGGCAGGTATATCTAATACCACTCTTAATTTCTGTTACTCCATGAATATAATTCATATCCCCTGGGAAAAAGTAAGCAGCACCCTTTTTAGGTTTAAACTGAACTCCTTGGTTTGGGAAATATAACTCTCCACCTTCATAGTCCTCATTTAAATAAAAAAGACTTGAAAGATCATAATTTGGGAAATCATTTGGTAATCCAGCATCTGGTCCTTCATGTAATTCTTTATCTGCATGAGGCTTTTGAAACTGCCCTGGAAGCCATCTAACAATAGTTGTACCAGTTGGAGTAACCTTTACCTTATAAAATTCTTCAACTATTGGCTTTAATCTTTGAAATAAGCCAGCAATCACTGGAGCAATTGTAGGGTCATTTTTATCTAGTGATGGGCTTGTTGCTACTCTGTCTTTCCAATAACTTGACTCATATACAACTGTTCCATTTTCGTTTACATGGCTTTCTGTTACATCCCAAATTGTTATAGATTTTGCAGCCTTTTCTAAAAAGTCCATTTCTTCTTGAGTCATAAAATTTTCTAACTCAACAATCATCTCTTTACCACTACCAAACCATCCAGACGGAGTAATTGAAGGTTTTCTATGTACTACCTTATATTCACCCTTATTATCTTCCATAATCATATTATATCACCCTGTCTAACTTCAAGTTTTAATGTTTTTACTTCATGGTGTCCAAGAGATTCGCCCTTCTCATTTACAGCATTTCTATACCAGTCTGTCCACTCTCCAGATGAATTAACAACCTGAGATGCATTTCCATATGAAATATTTGCATCATGTCTTTTTCTGTCTGGATCAGAATATTTAACAATTTCAATCACGCTATTATTTAAATTTGTTAAAGATATTGGAATTATTGTTGCAACTGGCGTACCTGCTGGAATTGTAACAACTTTATTTGCAACCTTAGCCTTTAATGCTAATGGTATTGGATTATCATAAAAAGATGTAGTGATTAGACTGGACATAGTTTCAAATTCATTACTAAAATAGTTAACAGGATTTATAGTAAACAAACTAACATCTTCATCGGTTCTAAATATTAAACCCGTACTTAAACTTATTGATGATTGACCTCTTCCAGAGTACGAACCTTCTGGACTAAAAATTTTAACTGTATCTGGAGTTTGATCATTAATGCCATTCCATTCAAAAGATATGTCTTTTGTACATGAAAGACTCCACCCAATCACATTTGCCTGTGTTACTGGAAAACATCTATAGGCATGATTTTCAGATGTTTTATCCATCCAATCTCTTTTAATTGACATTGGATTAATATTAAATAATGAATCTGGAGTTTTTTCTACTTTAATATTAAACACTTTAATCTCCTTGATACATTTCTGGGGTATGATACTTTTTATTATAATCAAGCATTGTTACTATAGAATACTTCGTTCCTGAATGAACTGGCATTGCTTGATGTGGATACATAAAGTTTGATGGGAAAACAAATAAGTCTCCCGCTTCTGGCTTTACTTTTAGATTTTGTAATCTAAAATATAATTCGCCACCCTCATAATCATCATTAGGATATGCAACTAGAGAAACTGTACAATTATAGGAGAATCCATGATCGTGATGTTCCATAAAGTGTTGACCTGGACCATATTTAATAAAGTTAAACGCTTCCCAATACTGAAGATTATTTATATTATACATTCTAGAATAATCCTGTACAACTGGCAATTTTACATCATAAAGATCTTGCCATAAGGATTGTAACTTTAGCGAGTCTTCGCTTGTATCTAACTCTATATCAGTTTTCTTAAATTTAAAGTCAACGCAGTCTCTATAGTCTGGCATAAGTTGTTGATATCCCACATATGCTGGCATCCAGTGATATCTTTTTCCTTCAGACGATAGTTCTCCGTATCCAGCAACAGATCCCAGGGTGCTTTCAAGCCTATTGACAACATCTATTTCTTTCTTTATTACACCCTTATAGCAAAAAATTCCATTGCCAAGATCTTGTTTATCTGTCCATGTTTGCATTACATACTCCTAACTTGCTTGTGACTTAAATCATTAATATCTGTCATGATAACAACACAATACTTTGTTCCTGATACCATTGGCAACGATGCATGCTCATATATATAGTTAGATGGGAACACTGCAATATCTCCAACTTTTGGTTTATATACAAGATTATCTAATCTTGGGAACTTTAGATCCCCGCCTTCATAGTCATCATTAATATAAATAACTGCAGAGACTGTACAATTATATGCTGGTCCATGATCCGCATGAATGTTGAAGTGAGTTCCTTCTCCTTCATACTTAACAAAATTAAATGCTTCATAATAAACAACATTGATGCCCCAATAAGCGGCATAATCATCAACACAACGCTTTAACTTTTGATAAATTTCTTCATGCAAATCTAAAAGTTCTGCATTATTTTCATCTCTTGGCCCTAGATTTTCTTGCTTATATTTAAAATCAACGCAGTCTCTTGCTCTTTTAATTGGAGTCGGAGAATTAGTTACTTGTGCTTCTGACCATTTATATTTAGGACCATTTGTTAAATTAGATTCAAGAATATTAATATATCTATCAGCATCCTCTTTGGAAAATGTATTGTGATATACATGTAACCCTAGTCCAAGATTTTCAGCAATTACACCATCAGCCAGTTGTCTTGGTGCTATTCTGTTTGATGCAGTTTCTGATCTATCTTTTGTAAACCAGTGGTTATCGTTTTCATTATATGTTGTCATTATTCGTATTTCCTTCTGCTCCATACTTTGTTTTTATAAACTCCTCCATCTGGGACTCTATAAAACTCAGAATTTTCTTTATTCTTTGTATACATATTCATTGGATTTTCTATCACTATATCTGATGACCAGTCTTCTCTTTTAAAAGGCATCACTTGTGCAAATGGTGTTCCAGCCTCAAGAACTCCTGACCAACCTTTTACAATAAAAAATGGTAAAGATCCTGGAAAATGTACTTTATCTGTGTCAATTATACCAGAGGTGTTTAGAAATGGTAATTCAAATCTGTTAAATGGTTGAGTAACTAATGTGCTATAACCTTCTGGAGTTTTCATGCCCCAATCATAAAACCAAGCAAAATGATGTTCGTGGTAACCCATAGGATGCTTAAACTGTGGCATTGGAGGTCTAGGGGTAACAAAATCTTTATATTGTTTATCTGCTATATTTACTTCAAGCATACCGTTGTCTTTTTGAATAAATTCTACATCACAAGGAAGATTTAATGAGTATCCAGTTCCCATAATATCAAAAACCGATGGACACGCTTTCCATGTAGGAATTAAACCATAGTCATCTGTTGTTCCTTCTTTTGGATAAGGACAAATTGTTTTTGGTGCTTTATAATATTCTCCATTAGGCATTTTCGCAAATCTATCTGCTTCTCTATACCAATCTGGAATTGTTTTAATCATTGGAGTTGGTGCGGACTTACTATCTTTTTTAAGCCAAGGTCTATTAGACATAAAAGACATTATATTGTTCATGGTTTTCTCCTTTTATTAAGTATAGCATAGTTGTTGCAATATATCAAATATTTTTTCATTATTAGATAGGGCTAACACTCATTATTGGTTTATTGTCTTTGTCAATTAATAGCCTATTGACTTTTTTATCAAAAGCAATTTTGCTGGATTTGGATATGTTGTTAGACCAAAATGTTACATGAGTATATCTTGTTCCATTAGTAATTTCTTTAATTCCGTGCATGTTATCAATAGTTCCACTAAAAATTAACATCGTACCCTTTTTTGGTTTTATTTCAAAATTATTATGCTGTGGAAAGTATAACTCTCCACCCACATAGTCATCATTCAAATATATGATAGACGTAAAAGCCTTATTTGTAAAAAGTTTTTTATATTTTTCTATGTTTCTTTCTTCAAAAAAATACTGACACTCTTCTGGTATATTTGATAAATCTATAGAATTTAAATCAAAGTTTGGATCAATATGGTCAACATGGGGTTCTTGAAAGTTTCCTTCTCTCCATCTTACAATTTCCCACAGTTCACTATGCAACTCAAAATCTGGAGAAAAAAAATCTACAACTTCATCATGCATTTTATATTGTAGTGGAACTACTATATCAAATAAATCTTTTCTATTTTCCATTCCTTGAAGGTATAACTCATTAATATCAACCCTTCTATCATTCCATTGATTGCCTGCAGAAGTATATTCTTGTTTATCTTTAAATACATAACTCTTAATTGAATTATTAAAATTGTGCCAGAGGTTTTCTTTTTCCGCATAACTTATAAGATAGTCACATGTTTCATCATCTATAAAATTTTCTACTACACGGATTGTTGGATTAGATAAATCTTTTTTAGACATAACGAACCATATACTTTCCAATAAACCAATTTTTATATCTAGGATCTCTGTACTCAGCCCAATAAGTTGCTATGGCATACTCTCCCATGACTAATTCATCTATTACTACATCACCAGAGTTATTGTTCAATACATATGTTTTGCATTCTTCTTTAAGTGGTGTTATTGTTTGACATAACTGTTTTTCAACAATAATATCTGTATTGAATATATTTCTATCTATTTTAATTAATTGAATATTATAAGGAAAAACTTTTTCTATTGGACTAAATAACTCTACAATTTGTCCCTGCAAAATAACCCCAGTTTCCTCTATAACTCTTTGAACAAACTTTTGAATTCTATAAACCTGGTCTGCACTTACACAATCAGATGACCAGTGTGGTTTATCTCCAAACCTATTTAATGGACATACGGCATCTATTTTTGAAGTTATACCAACTAAGTCTGTCTCATTTGCTGGAGTACTTATGACTTTAATCATTTTAACCAACTTGCTATAGAAAACCTATTTCCAGAAATTACTGGCTTTACGCTATGAGAATATACATATGATGATGGAAATACTATCATATCGCCAGCATCTGGTTTTAAATTAATCCCAAATTGTGGAAAACATAACTCTCCACCCTCGTAGTCGTCATTTAAATAATACACTGTTGAAACTCTTCTAAAGTTTCCTCCCCCATCATCCATATGATTTTCAAATTTTCCACCCACCTCGTATTTTAAAATTTTATATGGATTATGAGACTTTAAAGATATGCCAAAATATGACATATAGTCTTTTTCTACTGGATCAAATGTTTCTCTAAAAATATCTGTAAATTCATTTTGATTATTATTTGTATAAGGAATATCAATAGAAAGTGTTATTCTAGAAGAATAATCTATTCTTGATTCACTATTACTCATTATGCTTTCGCTTGTAGCATTTGAAAAATCTAATGAAAGAATTTGATCTCTACATGGAAGATTTATATTTTTGTATAATCTTATACCTAAAGCCAACTCATTACTTACCATAATAAAACCTTTGTGTGTGAAACTTATCACTATAGTCTAGCATAGTTACAATTGAATACTTTACCCCGCTAGTTACTGGCAATGCTTTATGCATAAATAAATAATTTGATGGGAAAATAACCAGATCTCCAGCATCTGGTTTAATTTTAATTCCATGTGCATCAAAGGATAGTTCTCCTCCATCATAATCATCATTTAAATATCCAACTAGAGATACCACTGACTTATAAGATGCTCCGTCATCTGCATGAGTTTGGAAATGATTACCTGGATAATATTTTACAAGATTTATAGACTCCCAATATTCTAATGGTTCCATAGGATACATGCTGCAATAATCCATTACTGCTACATTCATTACATCAAATAAATACTGCCACGAATCTTTAATTATTTCTGAATTTTCATCTGTTCCTACTATTGTAGATTTTTTAAATTTAAAATCTAGACAATCTCTATAATCTGGAATTCTTTGCCTGTTGCCAACCATTGCTGGATTCCATTTATAATTTCCATTATCAGATAAAATATTTTCAAATTTTGATATTATTTCATTGCCCTGATTAATTATATTTTTATAAAGCACAAGCCCAGGAAATAGAACATGTTTATCCAATATAGAGGTAGGGAGTATACCGTCGTTATTTTCGACTGACATATACTCCCTACTCTCTACTAGATTACTTGTTGTGTACTAGTATACCACTTACAAAGAACCAGTCGTACGGTTCACAAGATAACTGATATACATTTACTACTTCATCTGTGAAGTGCTCGATACTTGTTACAGGGACTTCAACCTTTTGACCAGTTGAGTCTACAACTATGAGACTTTCTCCAACTTCTACGTAGTATGCTTCTTTAATCTTGTACTGATTATTGACTGTCTTCACGAAGATTGGCTGTGTGAAGGTTAGTCTAATATCTGAGTTTCCATTGAAACATATGATATCTGACTCTTCTACAGATTCAATCGCTGTGATAGTTGTCTCAACCAGTTCGCCAGTGTTCAAAGTATTGCTAAACCAAGCATACTTCTGCCAATCTGGGTCTGAAGGATCGAGTTCAGAGATTGGTGTTGACCAAACTACATCTCCAACTTGAAGATTCTTTACAGGAATCTGTCCATTAGGTGTATCGATCAATGTATTTTCTTCAACGCATGGTGGTCCAAACCAAGGGATGAAATAGGCGCTGAATACTGGGAAGTATGGGAAGAACGGTGGGAAGAATGGGAAGAACGGGAAGAACGGGAAGAACGGTGGGAAGAATGGGAAGAATGGGAAGGAAGGTGGGAAGAATGGAGGGAATAATGGGAAGAACGGTGGGAAGAATG